GTAAAGAGGCATCCAGCTCACTACTACCAAGGACCTTCAATGCCGTCAGTGAAGAAGGAGACGGACTTATGGTGGCCGTTCCAAATCCCCGGGTTCGGATTCTTGAAGAATACCTAGAGGGGGATGAAGAATAGACGTGCTTCAGCAAAGTCTATACTGGCATTGTTGGCTGTAGAGTAGTAGGTGTGGTTACCAGCTAGGAGGACCGTAAGGTCCTGCGGAGCACGGAAAGAGGCGGATGATACTCCGTCGCCTGCGCCACTGATGTAAACGGTCTCAATGTCGTCGACGTACAGCGAGGAAGAGTAAGCCTTGCTGCTGTCGGTGGCACTGATGTTGTATAAGTCTGGCACGAGAACTCCTTTGTAGCCTACTGGTACGTTGAAGGTTTGTTCAGTTGATGTAATATTCAAGTCAATGGGTGAGATTGGTTCCCGTTGGGCAATGATCTCAGGGTTGACTTGAGCAGTCTGAAATTCGCACTCCCAGTCTATGTAAAGTGAGCCGCAGTCAATATCTTCGGTTAGCTTGGAACCGTTGAAGTCGATAGCGTCTGTTACTTGCACAAGATAGGCAGTACCTTGATAGTTGAAGCGTTCGTTCTGTTTAACAAGCCCTGTATAATAGAGCTCTTTGTCAGCACGTTTGGCCAAGTTAATGACCTTGCTCGTGTTGAAGTTCCACTGCTGGGACCCAGTTTGTGTGACTCCTTGTCTGATGAGAGCATCAACATCAGGGCTGAGGCTAGGGTCATCTAAGGGGTCAGTGTCCTGGTATAGTAAGAACTGACATGCCAAGGTGTTTGGCACAGAAGGAACATATCTTATGGCGAATTTCTTGAAGCGATACCTTTCCCATAGTTCAGCAAGCTGAGTAATCCTAGTACCGGGATAGGCACTAGGTGAAATAGGAAATGTTTTGCGAATCGCTTTAGGCACCGTGTCAGGCGTTCCAATGGCGGACACCCGCCCAAGGAAGTCGCTCCCAGTGAGAGTGACAACCTTGTTGTTGATTGGACGATGGTTTGCGTTAGCCTGCATGAGGGATAACACGGTGGACATTTGGACAACTTTGCCAACGTTAGTAGATGCTTTATTGCGGGTCTTAGCCTGCGTCTTCTTGTTTTGTCTCTTAGCATGGCCCTTACGTCCGGCTTGAGTATTACGGTTGTTACCTGTCATTTTGTTGTTTCTATTTTCAATCTAGACGATCATGACAGCGGTCTGGCAATACTACCCGGAGACCAAATCGGGATTACGCTTAGTAGAATACAGCCCCATTGCCATCGACTTGGTAGTCATCGACAGCTATAGGCTCTATTTCTGTAACACCGTATTTCCACATGGAGACTTGATTTTCAAAGCTCTCTTGTAAGGCGGGGGACCAGCCAGTGTTTAAGCTGACTGCGGCTCTGCAGCACGGCAAGATTGGTAGGCATCTTGACTTTTGTCCACTCATAATCTTCTCCAACTGGTACCTGCGGAATTGTTTGCAGGACCTCTTGAATCTAGAATTCGAGATCAGAGGTTGGAGATGGTCGATTATAGACTGACACAGAACCGACATCATTGGGGTGTGCGGATCTGTAGACAAGTACGAGTAGGCCTTGGCCAATGCAAGGCAACGGACGTCACCTTGCTTGACAGTAATGTGGAATTTTGAGAAGGCGCGAGGTAGGTCACAAAACTCTCTGTGACAACCCGAGCAAATCGACCTCCCGCAGAAGTTAGCAACTTCAGGGACAGGAGGCACGACGACCTTGAGTTTAAATCCTAGGAACTGAGCAAAGTTTAAGTTTGCAACAACATCATC